CGGAACTCACCACCCGCAGTCAGTGCGATCAGGTCAGCGAGCGGCACCAGGTGGCGGATCTGGTTGTTCTGCATCGAGGCGATGCGCAGCTCCAGGCCGTCCGCGTCGCGTGCAGGCAGTGAGCTGGTCAGGTTGCTCTCGGTGCCGGTGCGCGTGGCCCACACCACCTGCGGCTTGTTGACGCTGCCTGCGAACCAGCGGCGCTGCTCGTGGTAGGTGGTCGCGGTGGGGTAGTCCCCCGCGCCGGTGTTGAGGTCGATGATGTCCTCGGGCGGGGACTGCAGCGTGTCGGGCAGGATGTTCTCATCCGTGGCCGTCAGGGTCGTGGTCTGACCCATGTAGCCGAAGCCCCCGCCCCGGCGTTTGTAGACGTTGTAGCGGGTGGCCCCAGCCACGGCCAGCCAGCTGATCGTGTTGTAGTTGCCCGCAATCGAGAGGTCGTTGGACGTGCTTGTGCTGGGGCTGGCCAGGGACTCGGTCACTCCGTCGGAGGCGATCGCCGTGATCACGTACGTCTGCGGCGAGGGGTTGCCGGGCGTGGGCGCGGTCGGCGTCACGGTGGGTGCGGCAGGCGCCGTCATGGTGGGCGCAAAGCTGATGTCGGTCAGCGTCCAGTTGGTGGCGCCCAGGCGCTTCAGCTCGCGCGCGGGGTAGTTCGGGTGCGTGAGCGTGATCACGTCGGCCGACTGCGTGAAGCGCAGATCGAACAGATCCGCCGCCAGGTAGGTGCTGGTGATCGTGTAGACGCGCGCCGCCGTGCTGCCCACCGCCGTGGTGGCCACGCCCCACAGGTCGGTGGTGGTGAAGGTGTCCGCACCGGTGCTGGTCAGCTTGTGGAACCGGCTGCCGATGTAGACCCAGTTGCCGGTGCTGTACCCGTGGGCGGTGATGGTGACCGTGCTGCCTGCGATGGAGACGATCGCCTTGGCGGTCTCCAGCAGCGTGGCACCACCGATGTGGAAGCGGATGTACTGGTCGCCGAACTCGAGCACCGCGGTCTGCGTGGCGCTGAACGCGAACGGGATCAGACGCACGGCCGAGGTGCTCAGTCGCGCCTCGTTGACGAACTCGAAGCCTGGGCGACGGGCCAGCGGGCCGTGGGGCAGCACGGTCATGTTGCGCGCCAGGCTGACGCCGGTCTGGTACTTGGTGAGATCAAGCCGCCCGTAGAGCTCGCTGGTAATCTCCCCGCCCGCGAAGCTGCGCAGCAGCGTCTTCATGAACGCGCCCGCAGCTGCGAGGGGATGAACTCGCTGTCGGTCGAGCTCGCGTTGGCCGAGGCGGTGGCGGCCGTGTCGGCAATCGACATCGCACGCTGGCGCATGGAGTCGCCGAGCTTGGCACCCTCGTTGCCCTTGATGACGGGCCCGGCGATGTAACTGGCCAGCAGGTAGCTCAGTGCCGAGGTGAAGCTCGCCGTGAACTTGGTCGTGTCGGTGATGTCACGCACGTACAGGAGCGTGGCGTCGGGCTCGTTGGTGAAGAGGGTGGTGCCCTCGATCGTGAACCGTGCGGAGTTCGCCTCATCCTGCAGGACCTCCACCTCGTCCTGAGTGAACACCGTGATGCCGATGCTGGGGGTGAGGATGCGCAGCGAGCGCAGGCAGTCAGAGGGCAGCGCGTAGGCGTAGGCCCAGACGTCGCTCTCGTTGGTGATCTCGGCAAGAGACGCACGCTTGAGGGTGAACCGCCAGTTGCCGGGCTCGAGCAGTTCGGTGCGGACCAGGTCGTAGAAGGTCGCGCAGTACCCGGCCTCGACGCTGCCGTCGGGTGGGTCGATGGTCGACACGCGAGCGTCTGAGCCGATGTGGCTCAGGGCCATGTTGCAAATTTGGGCGACAGATGCCATGCGGATCTCCGGTGCGCTGCAGTGTAGGCGGCGTGGTCAGGGCCACGGATACGCCAACGACCGCAACCGCTCCCGGCCAAGACCGGGGCGACCGCCCGCACAGCTCAGGGTCAGACCGTGCGTGACAGATGGACCTTGACCTGGTTTGCAAGCACTGCGGTCGTGTCGCTGTCGGCAGCACCACCGGTGATTGCGATGCCAAGGCCCAGCGCGAACCGGAAGCCACTGAACCCGATGGGCAGAGCTGCCACTCCCGGCACACCAGCGACGGCGGCAGGCACCGGGATGATCATCGTGGGGACGTCGGTCCCGACTGTCGGTGCAGTGGCCTTGTTGTAGAGCTTGACGTAAGCCGCAGCGGCACCCGTGTTGGTCGCGTAGAAAGCCTGCAAACCCGACGTGCCGGTAAGAATGAGTGCGCCGTTGGTCGAGGCCAGACTGCTCAGGATGTAGGGCGTGGCCGGCACAGCGGGGGCTGCGATGACGGGGGTGTTGGCTGCCAACGACACGGTACCGATGCTTGCCGTGCCCGCTACCAAGCGGGCGCCGATGGCTTGCCCTTCGACGGCCTGCCCGCGACCCGCGGTGATCTCTGCGGTCAGCTCGGCGTAGTCCTGGCAGTTGATGAACTGGAACTGCAGGTTGATGGCAGCCGGGGCTGCACCGAGCGCCACCCGGCCAGAACCGGCGACATAAGCGCCGCCGAACACGGTGCCGGTCAGGTCGATCGTGTTCGCATCAACAACCGTGATCGCGTAATTACCGCGCACCTCGGCACCGTTGTTGGTGACCCCGTTCAGCGCCTCCACCCACACCGTGGGGGTGCCGGTGTAGCCATGTGCCGTCGAGGTCAGGCGGATGACGTTGCCTGCACCAGCGACCGCGCCGGTGATCACTCTCCAGGCGGCGTGGTTCAGCGAGCGCAAACGCAGCTTGTAGAGCACCGTCGGGTCGGGGATCTGCTGGTGGCGCACGTAACTGTTGGCGCGACCCGTAGTGGCGTCGAGCGTGCGAGAGTGGAAATAGGCCTCATCGGCAAACGGTTCGAGCTCGAGGACCGAGTACGTCGCGGTGGTGACAATGGTGACTGCCGCGGATGCCAGCGGTGCCAATCCACCGTTCTGCACCTCGTAGACGGCCTGGGTGACCGTGGTGCTGGCGGCACCGCCAATGTTGAGGCCCAACGAGTGGCGACCATCGGGCTGCAGCGTGACCGGGTCCACTGACACTGCTTCGATGTAGTGGTGGGTGTTGGCCTGGCGGGTGGCACCCGACTGTACGGCGCACATCACCCGGAACGGGATGGTGAAGGTCTCCTTGGACACCATCTCGACGTAACCTGCAGCGGTGGTGCCGGAGGCGATAGTGAGCACCCCGGCGCTGTTGGTGGCGGTCACGCCCCCGGCGCTGGTGACATCCCACAGATCAGTCAGCGGTCGGGTGAAAGAATCACGGAACTTCTTCTGCACCGAGGTCACGAGAGCAGACCCGTCCACCCCCCGCAGCAGCGACTTACGTCCCCGGCCGGAAGGGTCAGAAGTTTCTTCGAGGATGATGGTCGTCATGTTGGCCTTTCAGTGGCAGGTGTCAGGCCAGATCAGCCTTGCGGTGGACGTCAACAAAGCGCTTCGCCTCTGCGCCGCCCAGTTCCGACAAGGCCTTTGGCTCGGCCTTTTCGAGCTTCGGTTTGGCAGCTTTGGCCTGGATCGACGCGGTGGGCGCGAACCACGAACCCTTCGTGCCTTCCGGCACGTCGAGTTCGGAGCCCACGCGCACGCGACGCCCGTTGTAGAAGGCCTCTTTGATGGCGACAACTTTCACGGGCTACCCCTTCAGAGCTGGAACGGGGCGTCGTACGAACGCCACCGGGCCACGTCAGTGGTCAGGAAGGCGTTGATCTTGCCAGCGGTCGTGTTGGTCGTCAGGCAGATGACCTGCAGCGCCAGGTAGCGCTCGTAGGGCACGCCCTCGGCTGGCAGCTGCACGATCACCGGCGTGGCACCAGCGCTCAGTCGCACGTCGTTTGCGGCAGCGTCGTCGGTCACGAACGCTTCCGAGACGTAGTGGATCGACTGGCTGCCGTCGGTGGCGATCGTGTCGGTGCCGTCAGACACCAACATGAACTCCATCGCGCCCGTCGCGCCTGCCGTGATCACCTCGGTGTCCACCGTGATGACCAGGTACAGGGCGCGGTCGCCACCGAGGTCCCGGGCAGTGCCCAGGTCGATGACGTCGCCGATGTTCTGCGGCGTGGCACCAGCAGTGAGAGCGACCGATACGGCGTCGGCCAGTTCGAGTTTTTCGTCGAGAATCATTTTGGGTTCCTTTCAGTGACTGGGTGATCAGACCACGCGGGTCTCGGTGTTGAGCAGTGCGTCGGTGCGACGAACCGGGATGTCGTCGAAGGTCATCACGCGCTTGCCTTCCACGGTCTCCCAGGTCAGGTTCGAGGAGATCTTCTCCAGGATGCCCAGGCGCAGTTTCTCGCGCAGGTTGCGGTTCAGGTAGAAGCAGGCGCGGCCCTTGCCGAGCACGGGGATGCGCTCGGAGGCCTGGATCATCCAGGTGATCAGGTTCTTCGTGTTGGCGGCCGTGTTCAGTTCGCTCACGTCGATGTTGGCGACGCGCACGAAATACCGCCAGTCACGGATCGTGAGACCCGAGTCCATGCGGTAGTGGGTGCGATACCCTTCCATCCGCCCACCCGCGCCGTCGACGTTCTCGATGGTGACCTGACCCTTGTCGGTCATCTGCAGGCCGCCCACGCTGCCCTTGGGGTAGATGCCGAAGCCGGTCTGCGGGCCCCACACGCACAGCCAGATCGAGGTCAGATCACCGCCCGAGCCACTGAAGGCATCGATGATGTTGTCCGAGTTCTGGGCAGAAAGCGAGTTGTAGCGCGGGGCGAGACCAGTGAAGGCCTCAGGCTCGGTGCCCTCGTTGCCGTAGAACAGCGTGGCTGCGTGCTCCTGCGCCATGCCCTCGATGTGGGCGGCGTCCTCGCTCAGGCGGAAGGCGGCCTCGTTGTTGTTGAGGTCAGCCAGGGCCTTGTCGACCTCGGCGTACGCTTCCAACATACCGCAGGAGTCGGTGACCTGCGCGGTGCTGGACTTGGTGGGCTGCACGCCACCGTACAGCTTGCGCCAGGTGGGGGTGGGCAG